GATCTCCTTGTACGCCCTGTGCGCCTTGGTCTCCTTGGAAACCTTGAGTACCTTGTGCTGATTGATAACCTTGAACACCTTGTGTACCTTGCCAACCTTGGAAACCTTGTGTACCTTGTGGTCCTTGAATACCTTGGAAACCACGATCACCCGAAATGTCAAATGCGACAACGAGTGGATAAGAAGTATATGTGCTAGGCGGTGTAGTTAGTTCTGTAAAATCTTCTTTAACGGCTGTACCAGAAACGTATGTTACATCAAATTCCCAATAACCAGTCGCATCTGTAATTTCTTGAACTGAGAAGATAACATACTTTGATGGAAAATCTCTTTTTGTAAATTTTAAATAACCTTTATTTGTTGACGATGCTTGATCCATCGCCTGATAAAGACCTTCAGCACTGATACCATGATTGTCTTCGTCGTCAAACCAGATCTGAGTAACTGCTGTGAAATCATCAGTACTTGCAGATGCTTCGTTAAAGATAACACCACCGAGGTTGGGATCGGCTTCTGTAATATCGTTAAGAAGATTATATGTAAGTACTAGACCAGAGTCAGCCCCTTGCCAACCCTGAATACCGTACCAACCTTGAATACCTTGAACACCTTGATAAGCTTGAGGTCCTTGCACCCCTTGTACGCCTTGGTTGCCCTGTATACCTTGAATACCTTGCACACCTTGGTATGCCTGTGGACCTTGAGTACCTTGGATGCCTTGGTTACCTTGTACACCTTGGATACCTTTATAGCCTTGGATACCTTGCGCACCTTGTTGCCCGCGGAAACCACGAGAACCTTGAATACCTTCTTCACCAATTTCACCTTGCCAACCTTGGGTTCCCTGATTACCAGTAAAACCTTGTACACCACGGAAAGAACCGATGTTTACCCAAGTACTTGCGCCAACATAGATCCAAAGTTCATCATCAGCTTCGTCAATAACACCATCACCAATGGTAGGAGTTGGAAAGGCGGTGTTCAATGTGGCCTGGGGGTCGCCACCGGAATCTACATCAGCAACAGATCCGATGATTGTAAATCCCGGACCATAATCACCTTGTAAACCTTGAACACCTTGGATACCTTGGGTGCCTTGAGAAGTTGCAGCCGCTGCATCAAAAAGTACCCAGTTAGTACCATCTGAGTAGCGCATCTGCCCAGCAGTTGTATAGACAATAGATCCTTCGTGTGGCGCAGGATCAAGCGTCGTATAATCTTGTGGTACGCCCTGTCCTAAAAAAGTTGCGCGACCTCTAAGGCTCTTAAATCTACTCGACATCGTCTTCCTCACTTTGACCTAATGTGAACGACAACGTAGCATCTATTGATAAGTTTGCAGATGCTTTAATTTCCAACAAATCACCTGATGCATAGAATTGTCCGTTTAAAGGCAAAGCGAAGGTGTCATATGCCGGAATCGGCATGTTTCTTATTAAGTAAAATTCCTGGTTTAAGTTGTATCTATGTGTACGTACATCTACATTTACAGTATTTGCTGAGAAATTACATAAAATCAAAGGACTGATAACTTCGCCTACACCCGGTTCAACCACATTCGAGCCGCCAAAAACAAGCTCAGGAACTTCGTAGTTGGGTACTTCGATAAGGGTTTGCCAGTTCGTCGTTAATGTTAAATTCTTGGCGACCGGTTTTGCGTCGGGCGCCTGCGAGGTCGAAATTGTTGTAATATCATTGTTTGCCATTATAGTACTGCCCTACTGTTAGAAGCTCTTCTAGCTAGTTTTCTGACCGATGACGTAAACGGTCTACCCTCAATACGTCCAGTTCTACCATTGATTCTCAGTCCTCTTGCGAAGTACTGGTTGTTCAATTCGTCAGAACCAGACCATCTAATTCTACCACCATCTTCTGAAAGAACAGAAGCGGTAGCACCAATTGCAGCACCAACGTTTCTAAAGTTTAGCGGCAACGCATTTCTGTTAACACCTGCAGATGCGCCGTTAAACTGGTGGGCAATCGATTCAACAAGCGAACCAAATGCCAAGAAGTTTGGTCTCAACACTGTGTTAATTAATACGTCATCAATTAATTCAGTAATCATAGATCTATGTGCTGCGTTAGGTGCGATATTGGTATTTATATAATCTCTCATACGCTCCCAAGCTTTATAGAAAGATTCCAGCAAATCTACGTTGTTTTGATGTCCGCTTGCAATCCATCCAGTACCATTCCAATAATGAATTTCACCAACATAATCGTTATTATCTGGGTTAGATCCACCTGTTGCCGATACAACAAATGCATCCCATCTTTTCGGATTAGCCAGCGCATCACGTTCTGTTAGTGTACCTGCGCCTTTAAATCTTAGATCTCTCCAGTTAGCAAACGCGCTTGGCGGGTTGAATACTGGGAACACCGATTGTGAATCAATATTAAATAGTGCTGCTGCAAAAGATCTTGTTGCTTTATCTGAACCTTCGATAATTGGGTTCTGTGAAGGATCTGTAAAGCGAAGATCGTTTTGTAAAATTTCAATTAAGTTACCAGCATCACGGTATGTTTTAGGTAGATCGATAAACTTGTATTCTGAAGTAATAAATCTCTGTACTTCTTTCTGAAGTGCAACTTTATTATTCATCAAGATATCTCTTGAGAATCTAAACGCTTTATTCTGTTTATCTTCCCACATAAAGTTTGGTTTAATTGTTCTACCAAGAGCTTTTGGTGTGTTATAGAATAGTGCGTTGTAGAAAATCATACCCAAGTCTTTTGCTTGTGCTTGCTGAGCTTCAGATCCCATTTCTGGACGAAGCTTCTGGCCTGGATACTTACCTACTGTAACATCACTTACGATCTTACCAAGTTGACGATAAGATTGTGCTGTTGCAACTCTTGTATCTTCCGGAATACGAAGTTCGTTGTTCCAGTAGTAGAAGTCTGCGTTCCAGCGAGATGCTAGGTTACCACCGTAGTTCAAATCCCAGCTCATAGCATCGATGATGTAACCTGAGTCACGGCGACACTTAGCTTTGCTGTAATCTACGATAGTAAAGTTGTCTGAGATAAACTTAGTTACATCGTCTGCAAGATCACCGAGTTTTCCATCGATCATCTTACCTGCTGATACCTTGCTATCATCGACCCATGTTGTGTTGGGCTCGATAAGCTCAGGAACTGCATCCAATCCATCTCTTCTAATTGCTTCTTCAACAATACGAACCATGTCTGCAGCCCACTCACCTTCAACTGCTGTTGCTGCTGATGGACCACCTGCTTCACCGGCAACCGCGCCAGTGATAATCTTGCTGATGTAGTTAGACATTTCTTCGTAGAAATCAGCGGTTTGTTGACGCTGATCGAATGGAAGAACGCTTGTCGCATTATCGAAATACATATTAGCAGCAAGTCTTGTAGCATAGTTTGTTTCATATTGCACGTCGTGTGAGATAGCGTCGAGCATGATGCCAACGTCTCTACGGCATTTTTCTTTAGGATAACTGATACCATTGTAAGTTGTTGAGATATGATTAACCATGCTTGTTGTAAGCGCTTCAAGAGCATCGTCAACTTTATCTTTCTCAGTCTTAAAGATTGAAGGTACCCAATCCATGTTAGGCTCGATACGTGCAGGTAGGTTATCAGGATTGTTATCATCTGCAATATCAGCAATCATAAGTGCAAGATGTTTTGCTTCCATAGCAATTTCTCTTCTTGCAGCCATTGTTGATTTGTTTTGCTTGAATGATTGTCCTCTAATAACTTTTACTGCGTTGTCTGTCGCACTTACGAATGTATGTGTTCCAGCATAACCTTTAGCGTATCCAGCTTGAACTGTAATTGTTGTTGCTGTTTTGGCATCAATTCTTAGTGGCTTCTCGAAAGAACCATCTGATTCTCTTGGATGAGAGATCTCAACCGGTCCTGGAGGACAAGAGAATGTAATGCTTTCTTTTTCGAACATGATGTAATCGCCAACAGCTAAGTTGTGAGCACCAAGAGTAACTTCCATAACACCTGTCAAAGGATCGTATGTCGCATTTGTAGGTGTAAAGCGCTTACCGATTCTTAGATCGACGTCTTCGTTACGGATTGTTTTGCGCATTACTTCAGCCATATGTGTAAAGGCTTTCTTAGTTGGCTCTCTTTGCTCAAGCGGTAGTAGGTTTGTCATGTTAACAAAGTAGATCTGCGCTGCATTCCACATTGCAGAGTTACCACCGTACTGAATATCGTGAGAGATCGCATCAACCATGTAACCGGTATCACGGCGACATTTTTCTGAATCGTACTCAAGATAATCAAACTTAGATTGCAAGTAAGAATTAACACCATTTTGTAGTGTTGTTTTACGAGCCGTAATCTTAGAAACGTCTAACGCGTCTGCATAACCTGTTGCGCCAGCGTTTCCAGTATCTGGGAATACAGGTGCAGGTAAACCAAAGAGAGAATCTTCAATAATAGTGTTAGTTACGATATTGAATAGATCTTCTGCATCTTGAGCAACCTGAGTGATAACATTACCGAATGCAGTACTTACTGTTTCAGTGTTACCGGTTGTAGGTGTTACAGTTTGTTTCAACAAGATTCTTTCTGCGACTGTTGCCACGTGAGCGAATATTCCTGCAGTTTCTGTTTTCTGATCTGCGGGTAGAACAGAGGTTCCTTGATCGAAGTATAAACTTGCTACATCTCTCATAGCAACGTTTGAGCCGTGGCGAATATCCCAGCTTACAGCGTCAACCATGAAACCGATGTCACGCTCGCACTTATCTCTTTGATCAGCTGAAAGGGCTGCCCAAAGTGTTGGATAAGTTTGCTCGAAGTATGCTCTACCTTCTTTCTGTAAGAATGTTCTGTTAGCAACCAAACCGTCTGTTGAGTTACCTTGGCTAACACCAATTCTAGATGTTCCGAAGTTGTATGTTAGACCTGATACACCATCTTTCATAATATTGATGATGTTGTCAAACGCTCCACTGGCTGTTGCAAGAGCAGTGCCTGTAAGCTGTGCTTCGATGTCTTTTCTTACATACTTAATTGCTTCAATAGTTTCTGCAAGCTGATCATTAATTACTGCATCTGTTGAAGGATTACCAGCTCTGTAAGCACGGCCAGCATACTTACTTGAGTAATCACTATTTGTTTCAACGTCTCTTCTTACAGAATCGATAATGTAGCCAACATCTCTTGCACACTTATCTTCGTCATATGTGAAGTAAGTATCGTTGATGTATCCAACAACCTCATCTTGGATGAAGCCTTTGTTCATCTGAAGTGCCTTACGAGCATATGTTCTTGATGGCTCGATAAGAGGCGCAATGTCTGTGTTTGCAGATGGAAGATTTTTAATTCTTGCTTCTGGTTTCTGAGTAATATCAAGAGACCCACGGTAATCTGGAATTACAAGACGATCATCTGTAATGTCTGAGATAATGTTAGCCAATCTCTTAACTTCTGTGCCAGTTGCTGCATCAGCAGGAAGGCCTGAAGTATCTTGAGTTAGAGCATTACCTGTTGTAGGTGTAATTGCTGTCTCAGTAACAACATCTTCCATAAGATTTGCAATGTGCTCGAATGCTAGTCTTGTCGGCTCTCTTTGATATAGTGGTAGAACATTGATAGCACCTTCAAAGTAGTATCTCGCCGCATGAATTGTTGCGGAGTCTCCACCGTATTCTATATCTTCTGAAACCGCATCGACAACATAGCCAACATCACGTGGGCACTTATCTTCTTGATAAGCAAGACCATTATATGTTTCTCTAATATAATCGATAATCTCAGTTTGGTATTTAGCTGATGCACCAGCAATTTCTTCAAACATTGTGATTGTTGCTGAGTCATATCCTGTACCAGATAGAGTTGGTTCTTTGATAGTTGGAGTTGTTAGACCAGTATTGATTCCATCAGTACCGTATCCTTCACCTCCACTTACATAGCCGTCTGTATCTTCGTAACCTTCAATACCGAATGTTGTTTTGTAATCATCTTCTTCGATAATATCAGAAATTGTTCTAAACAGTTTCTCAACTTCTGTACCAACAGCAGGTGCTACAGATGGTTTGACACAGTCTGTTGCTGCACTAACAAATGTATGAGCTTCAGTATAACCTTGAGCTGTGCCGACATACATTGTAAGAATGTCGCCATCAACCTTAGTAATTTCAATTGGTGTATTAAAATATGGGTCTGATGCTCTTGGGTGAGAAATCTGAGTTGCAGGAGAACCACACTCGAATGTAATACCATCTTCTGCAATAACAATGTAATCACCAACTGATTTACCGTGGCTTGGAATTGTTAGAGTCATAATTCCACTTACAGGATTATATCCAGCAAATGTAGGTGTTAGAGTATTAGCATATGTTTGGGTTGTAGCATTTTGTTGTGTTCTTACAACTTCTTGTCTTACCAACCCACCAGCAATATCTGCGATGTAAGCATATGCTTCTGCAGTTACTGGTTTTTCTTGCTCTGCTAATACGCTTACAGCATTGTCGAAGTAAACTCTTGCATTATTTACTGTTGCAGCATTTGAGCCGTGTTGTACGTCCCATGATACCGCATCGATAAAGTATCCTAGATCTCTTTCGCAATCTGCTACGTTATAAGAAAGATCTGGATGTGTATTTGCAATCCATGCTGTTACTTCATCTTGCAAGAACGCTTTGTTAGACTGTAGAATTTCTCTTGCATCCAAAGTATCTTGTGATACATAGGACGCGCCGAATGTTCTAGCATCAGCATTACCTGCGCCGTTGTTCATGATGTCGATGATTTCATCGAAGGCAGCGTCAGCAGCTGTGGCTGCTGCACCTGAAGTAATTGTATTGATTTTACCTTTTAACCAAGTAATCGCGCCAACTGTTTCTGTAAGTTGATTGTTAACAACATTTTCTGCGCTTGCATTACCAGTTCTATATGCCAACCCTGCAAATACTGCGTTAACATTAGAACCTGTAGCCATATCACGACGTACCGCGTCAAGAATATATCCTGTATCGCGAGCACATCTCTTATCATCATATACGAAATAGTTGTCTTTTAGCCATGCGTCAACTTCGGCTTGTAAGAAGGCTTTGTTAGCCTGAAGTTGCTTACGAGCAAGTGCGCCATTTCTTGTAACTCTGTCTGGTGTTTTAACTACAGCATCATAGTCTGCTCTTACGAATGTGTGAGTACCAGTGTATCCACCAGCACCGCCAGGATTTACCGTAATTGTATTTGCAGCAACCGCTGTAACTTCAAGTGGGAACTCGTAGTTTGGTTCACCAATTCTTGGGTGTGCAATCTCAATTGTTTCAAGAGTTGCAGTATTAACACATGAAAGTACAATACTTGCTGGTTTAAATTCGATATGATCGCTTGTGGTGAAATCGTGAGGTGTACCAAAGTCAATAACCATATCACCAGTTGCTGGGTTATAATCAACACCTGTTGGTGTATGATAGCTTGCAACTTTGGCAGGGTCTGTCCAGTAGATAGCATTTGTATCAACTGAATCAACCTTAGCGCTTACAAACGTATGCGCACCAGCATATCCACCAGCATTACCGACATTCATTGTAATTGCAGTATCAGTAACTGCAGAGATACGTACTGGTTTTCTAAATGAAGGCTCACCATCTCTTGGATGCGAGATAGCACCGATATCGCCTGTTGACGTATTTGCGCAAGAGAATCTGATGCTTTCGTCTGCTAGCATTACATACTTACCAACCGGTAGGCTGTGCTGACCAATTTCTAGAGTCATATCACCGGTTACAGGATCGTAAGAACCTGTGCTTGGAGTAAATTTACCAGTGTAAACTGATGAAGATGTAATTGCAAATGGTTCTGCTCTTACAAATGTATGAGCTCCTGCGTAACCACCTGCATCTCCAACGTTCATTGTAATTGAATCTGCAGTAACCGAAGAAATGATTAGATCAGTATTAAATGCCGGATCTGTTGGTCTTGGGTGTGAGATCTCAACCGCAGGTGAACCACATGAGAATGTCATTGCACCTTCGTTGATCTTAATTTTCTCGCCAATTCTTAGATCATGCTCACCAATAGTAACAGTCATAATACCTGTATTTACATTATATGTAGCAGCAGTTGGAGTATATCCATTGCCTCTTGCATATTCCACATGCTTGATAGAGTCCGTATCTGCACTTACAAATGTATGTGCACCTAGATATCCGTCTGAGATTGCACCTGCATCAATAGCAACTGTATTTGCATCAGGTACGTCAGTAATTTCAACCATATTGTTGAAGATTGGATCTGTAACTCTTGGGTGAGAAATTTGTACATCAGTATGGGTGTTGTTAGAACACTGATATGTGATTCCAGTTTCATCAATTACGATGTAATCACCTTTACTTAAGTTGTGTCCTACCATCTCAAATGTTGTTCTACCAGATGCTGGGTCGTAAGTACTTCCTGTTGGAGTATAATTACGTTTTACTTCAGCATAGGTTTTAACAGCATTTGCTTTTGCTCTTACAAATGTATGAGCTCCTGTGTAACCGTTTGCATCACCAGCATTAACCGTAATAACGTCGCCGGCAACATTTGTAATTTGCATTGGTTTTCTAAATAGAGGATCAGTCGCTCTTGGATGAGAGATTTCAACTACTGGAGAACCGCATGAGAATGTGATAGACTCTTTTTCTACAATAATCATATCACCAATTTCATAGCTATGATTTGGTAATGTAAGAGTCATTACACCAGTTACAGGATCGTATGTCGCAGTTTCCGGTGTGAACTTTCTAGCACCAGTATTCATGATACCGATGATTTCATTGAATGAGTCTTTTGATTTTGCAATAGCGATAGAATCTGACATGGTATCAGAAACTTCGTCTCTCAAGTGTGAGAATGCACCAACTGTTTCAGTAAGCTGATCTGTAAGTAGAGTCTTACTTGTTCCGCCGCGATATGCAATACCAGCTTGGATAGCATTGAAGTTTGTACCCAACTGCATGTCTCTCATTGCAGCAGGAACGATGTACTCTTTCGTATCTCTCTGACATTTTTCTGAATCGTAGAAGAACCACTCTTCGTCAGCCCAGTTCATCATGTAGTCTTGGATCCAAGTACGGTTATGTTGTAGCTTAGCTCTAGCGTTACGCTTATCTGCAGAGATTGCGGTGTCGTCACTAAATGTGATTGCTGAACCAAGAACTGCTACCGCACTATCTTTTACAGATACAAGAGTATGTACACCGTTATATCCTGTAGTTCCAACATTTACAGTAATTGTAGTTGCTGTTGTTGATGTAATAGGAAGCGCTGATTTAAACGCAGGGTCCGATTTTCTTGGGTGTTTAAGTTCTACTACATTACCATCTGTTGCACAAGTAAATGTGAATCCTTCTGGTTCTAGAAGAATATATCTTCCAACGTCAAGGCTGTGAGTACCTATAGTGATCTCAAAGTCACCTGTTGAAGATGTGTAATTTACCGCAGTTGGCGTAAACTTATCACCATCATTCTTGAGGATGCCAATAATCTCGTTAAACTTCTCATATGCTTCTGCAGCAAATACTGCAGAGTTAGCTTGAGTTAACTCGTCTGTTGAGAAACGTAGTCTCTCATATGCAGCAATTGTTTCTTCTCTTTGCGCACCGATTACGTTCTTAGCAGCTTTAAAGTAATATGCATTACCGGCTGTTACAGAGTTGTAGTTTGTATCAAGCATTGTGTCATACTTGACTGCTGGTAAGATAAACTCGCGAACGTCTCTCTTACATTTAGCAGAATCGTATGCATAGAATTCTTCGTTATTATCTAGCCAGTCGATAAACTCTTCGATAATGAATTCGCGGTTGTCTTGTACAACTTCGCGAGATGCAGTTGCAGGAGCATTACCTGTATCGGTAAAGATAATATTGTTTGCAAATTCTTCACCATTCTTAAGAACGTTGAGTGTTTCATCGATTGATGTTGCAACTCTATCATTTACTTCTGTGTTTGCATTTCTAAAGATATACTCGATAGAATCTTTTAGATGCTCAATAGAACCAACTGTTTCGGTAAGCTGTTCATTTACAACAACATATGAAATCGGGGAGCGATAAGTAATACCGTTTAGGCGACCCCAGTAGTTGCCTTTGGTTGCAATGTCTAGTCCAGTGTTCTCTACAATGATTCCAGTATCACGGAAACACTTGTCTGCATTATACCCTTGGTAGCCAAGACCCACATCAGAATTCAATGCAGAGGCCGGGTGTGTAGTGTTTGCAGTCAAGAAATTGACCATGTCGTCAACGATTGCTTGCTTATTATCTGAGAGAGCATCTGCAAAATCTGTATTAGAAAGAAGAACAATGCTATCTGCTTCTGCAGGTTTAACAATTGTTGTTTTACCGCTAGCTCTCATTGAGATGTCACCGAACTGAGAACCTGAGTTGTTCAACGTAACCTGTCCACCGTCAAGAGCAAAGAACGCCTGACGAGTAAAGATTGACAATGAACCAATACCGTTGATACCAGCACCGTTCTTAGCAACGTATCCTGTACCGTTTTGAGTACGAGGTGTAAAACCAAAACAAAGTAGATATGTGTAGAGTGAGTCAGTATCTAGAACTGCTCTGTCCATAAGCGCACAACCACCGCCTCTACCGATTAGTCTGTTCGGGAAGTCGTCAATGCCAAGACTTACAACTTCAGCTGTACCGCCTCTTTGCGCTGTTAGAATATCTCCTGGCTCTACGTTACCTTTAAGGTTACGAACGTGAACTGTATTAGGCAGATCGTCAATATACGCTATAACTCCTACAGCACCGCTTGAGAATACAACTTCATCATCAATCTCAAAGTTTGCTTGTCCTACAACATTGGTAACATAGAATTCTCGTCCAAGATCGTAGATTGTGCCTTTTGAGTTGAATGGATTGAGTGAAGGTTCAACATCCAAACGGTTAAAGTTTGAAAGCTGAGAGGAGTCTCTGATGTATGGAGATCTTCTCATTAGAGCGCCCGGACGATAAACAATAGCGAAACCGCCTTCAGGATGATCGAAGTTATCGACCTCGAAGTTCATGTATGAGAAACCTTGTACGTAACAACCAGACCCGACTTGGATACCGTTTGTTTGTTCCCAACCTGGAAGTTTTTGAATTACTGTTGCATACTGACCAGCAGTAGATGTTAACGAACAATCATCTGGAAGTGAGATTGGTTCATCGACATAATAAGTGCCTGGTCCGACGGAGATGTGTATAGCGTTGTTAATATCGTTTCTATTATACGAACCACCGGCTTTCTCCAATGCAAGTTCTTCAGCTCTTTTCAATGTTTGTACTGGTCTTAGAAGTGTACCATCATTTTCGTCTTCACCGTCTGCTGAGACGTGAACCTTAAGAGCTTTTTCTGTTTTTCTTGAGAATTCGTCATAAAGCTGACGATAAGTCATTTGCTCTACATCGCCAGTCTTAACATTTTTAAGGGCGAAATAACTATCTTCATCGATAGGAGCTTCAAACTTTTTGGTTAGATCCATGTCAAAATCGACAAGCTTAGAATCGTCGATTGTTGAATTAGAGATTAATGAATCTTCTACATTACCGTCTGTAAATGTAGATTTATTTTGTTGTAGTTCAGTTGCAGCAGAATTGTTGATAGTCATATTTTCTGCAACAGTATTTTCCATAGTACCTTGGAATGCACTGTTTGCGATGACTGAATTCTGTACTGTGCCTTGGTCAATAGTTGTATTTGTAAATACGTTATTGTTACCAGTGCCGTCTGAGAAATCTGAATTTACTAGGCTTGTGTTATTAGCAGTAGAATCGTTTAGTTCTGAATTTGTAATAACAATATTATTTGCAGTTGTATCAATGATAGCAGAGTTACTGATTGTCGTATCATATACGCTACCGTTAGCGAATACAGATCTAGTTATTACAACATTATCAAGATCGGTGTCGCGAATATCTGAGTTAGAGATATCAACATCCCAGATCTGAGTATTGCCATAGATCTCTACATCAAAAATGTCACCGTTTGAGAAGTTTGTGGTGACGATTGTTGAGTTAGACATAAATGCATCTTCGAGAATAAGTTCGTCAATGCTAATATTTGTAAGGATCAGGCCGTTTGCAGTACCTTGATCGATAGTAACGTTATTATACTCTGAATCGTCAATTGTAGAATTTGTAAGAGTAACGTTGTTTCCAGTACCGTCATTAAACTGAGAATCAGTAATAACAGACTGAGACATTGTTACGTTGTTAGCAGACGAGTTTGTAATTGTACCAAGATCGATAGTGGTATGAGTAAATACGTTGTTGTTACCAGTACCGTCTGAGAAATCAGAGTTTGCTATTCTAAGTTGATCACCAGTAGAGCCTTCAAGACTTCCGCCAATAAATCGGGTTGTTTCGATTCGTCCATTTGTGAATGTTGAAGTGTTAATAGTAACACTCGTCAAAGTAGAATCAGACATCGATACGTTTCTAATAGTACCACCTGTGATAGTGATTCTATTAAAAATCTCGTACTGAATAGCTTGAACTAGTTCTTTACGGGTGATGTTCTTTGTGCCGTCATCACCCTGAATCAAGTTAACAATGACAAAGAGGTCTTCCGGTCTTGTATTGGCGCCGGTTATTGGACCTAATTCTGAAATCTTTGACATTCGGTTATACCCTTATAAGTCTGCAGTTTTTCTTTTTATTTATAATAATTAGCCGTAGCGTTGACCAGGAAGTGCTACAACAAAATAGCCTTGATCTTTTTTTGTTTTATGACCAAATGAGTATCCCAAACCGCTTTTCACAACATCATTATATAAGTTTTCAGGACCTCCCCAAATTTTCCAATCATCAGTAATATTTTCTTGATCTGTTCCAGAAGCTTCTAAATTATCTTCTGAGTCAAAATAATCTACTTTCATGGTTCTTAGTTTTAAATTAATATGATAATGTTTTTTACCTAACACATTACCTTGCTTATTTAAATAATAACCATTTCCCCAATGCCATTCTGTACCCAAGTCGGCAGGTTTATTATGAGTTGTGGTAACATAAATTCTAAGACTTTCAGTACTCAGCGTGCCTAAATCAATGGCAATTAAACCGGTTCTTGTTCCTTCAGGGCCAGGCTCGTACAAACGTCTTGGTACTGAAAATCCATACTTTTGTAAAAAAGTATCAATGTCTTGTCTAATTTCTTCTGAGTTATTACGAATGTAAATTACAACCGAATGCACATCTTTGCGTCTAACAAATTCTAATGTAGTTAGGATGCTTATTGGAAATATCTCTAGTGCTTCATCTAGAATATCATAATAACCTCTAAAAATATTTGAATCTACCATTAGTTGCCACCTCCGCCATTAGGCAAAACAGGTACTGAAAATCTTGTTATTGAACCATTTCTTTCTATGCGGAAACCAAAATAATATGATAGAGCTCTAGCAGCGTTATCACCAGTGCTTGGAGGCGCAAATACTTCAGTAGCAGCACCCGTGTCAACATCAAATTTTAAATAACCTGGATTACCGTAGCCGCCGTCGTGTTGACCTACGTTAACTGCAGGGTTACCACCTTTACCAACTTGCACAACATAATCTACCTCTACGTCTACGTCAATGTTACCATTCCATCTTCCACCAACAAAACCACCTTCGCCGGCTTTACCCCATTCGTCAGAACCACCTCTATTAATAAAGAGGAAGTAGTCATCACCATTACCTTGGTCGCCACCGCCGCCGCCACCGCCAGCACCCCAATTCCCCCAAGGTGCAGACCCACCTGCAGTATTTCGAGCAGCTGCAGCACCGCCAGCACCAAATTCAGAATCTTGACCAGCGGTTGCATTAGAAGTTGTAAATGCGTTGTTATTTCCTCCAAGACCAGATTTTGCTCCAGCTTTAGTATCTGTTACAGCCACATCATCTCGTGTTATACCAGTTGCAGTAAGAAAATCATCATAGTTCATTTGAGTTGGTGGTAATCCACCGTTTGCTGCAACCGCGGCATCAAAAGTTGACATGAGCATGATGCCACTAGGAGCACCAGATCCGGCTCTACTTACAATATCAGAATTGTTTTCAAAACCAGAACCACCTGCTCCACCGCCGCCAAAAGCTTCAAATGTTAGCTCAATTATTCGAGTAGCGCCATAAAACTGGCTCATAGAAAGAGGTTCACCCGCTTGACCGATTGCAGCATTTGTGTTTTTATTAGGCACTAAACCTGCCCCTCTAGCATATTCTGATAGAGAATGTGGTTTGTCGCCGGTAAACTCGTCAACTATGTTTTGAAAATTAATGGGGCCTGAAGTCTTAATAGCCATTTACTTTCCCACTTTTGCTGAAAGTTCCTTAATGGCTTCGATAAGTAGACCTACTAGATTACCATGTCGAACTGCATAAGTTTCTTCATTAGTATCAGGATTCACTGTTTTATATACAATGCCAGGTACTACCTTCTCAATTTCTTGAGCCATAACTCCAGACATCTCTTCGCCTGGTCTACTCTTATAATTGAAAGTATATCCGCCAAGTTGTAAAACTTTATCTAAAGCATTTTCAATTGGATGAATATTTTCTTTCATCGCAACATCTGAGATATTTGCAAAAGCTGTAATATCTCCGCTGGCTTGTATTGTGCCTGCGGCTGGAACATCAGAATTATTAACAACCAATGAACCAAATGTTACATCCGATCCTGTTCCAACAGCCTGGCCAATATTGATTGGCACTACACCCTCTGATGCTTCTCCAAATGATACACCCGTTCCTTCTGAGAAAGCATCTTGTGCTCTTTTATTAGTAAAGTAAAGGTTGGCGGCGCCTTCGTCTAAAGAATCTGTATCGTGGTTAATAAGAGAACTTACTGTACCTTGAACGTTACCAAAGAAAGTTGCGGGAATATTTGCAGCAGGGCCACCGTTTTCGAGTACTTTACCCGATCCGTTACCACCAGTTGCTGATGGGTGATAAATGTCTCCAGTAAGATCGCCAGTAACGTTACCAACTACACTACCAGTAAAAGTACCAGTACCGCCTGATGTCACAATGTTATTAGCAGTAAATGTTCCACGAACCGTAAGGCCGTCTGAGATAAGTACGTCATCTCTTACGAATAGATCTACAACTTGAAGAGTACCATTTGGTAGCAATCTCAACTTAGGATCTCCAGAACCCGTGTCTAAAATGATTGCAGTATTTACAGAATCCTGCATACCGAAAGTCCACGTGTCGGTATTATCTGTAAGTTCTATTCTAGGTCCGCCTGCTGTATATTTCAGAACAAGTTGATTCTGATTTGTAGTAGCATTCATCGTAACAGGACTGTGGAATGTGACGTTATTAGCTGAGTTATAAGCCCTTACGTGATCTGAAAAAAGATCTTCGATTGCTTTTAATTCCGTTGCTTCAAACGTTCCTACGAGAGTAGCATTACCCGTGGTGTCGTCACCGAGAGCAGATGCGGTTACTACTTCCGCTCTAAACAAGTCTACCATTTCATTAGTTTTATCAAACCAGTTTTGAAATGTTTGCGTAGTTGTAATATTTGTAATACTTGATTTTGCCATTTATCTGTTCTCTAATTGATCTAAGCGCTCATTTACTCTAACGAGAGTTTCACGAACAACAACAAGTTCTTTTGTTAAGCGTTCAACTTTTCTATATAACGCTCTTTCTTGTTTATATTTATTTAGCGCAGCCTTGTCTGTATTTAAAACTGCGCCGGTTGTTTGCTCTCGTTTTAGATGTATCATGTTAGCGCGATGCCTCTATAATCTCTTACCATCGGTACCTGATGAAGATCATCTGCAATAAGATCAATTCTAATTGCAAACTTTCTATACCCACTGAAATCTCCTTCAGTACTTGTATATTCAAGAACTCCATCAGCATCTTTATTTGCATCGGCTACTTTATACTTATACTCTCGATAATCTTTTTGATTAATCGCTGAGGAATATACACCTACACCTTCTACCAATTCTAATTCAATCCAAGGTAGAGTATCAAAGTCTGCAGCGTCATAAGTGTTCTGAGGTCTGATATAAACTTTAATATCTGTGTTTGGTGGTCTATAACCTGTAACAAAGATTTCCATATCTTCAGCATCAAGATCTTCTGCTAACTCGATTCGTTTTGAGATATATTTAGAAGTATCTGCTGCAGTAGAAGCTGTCATATACTGGTAAGCAATGGCGGCAGACAAATCCATATCAACCATAGGTGTTGATGTAGAGTTTGAGCCATTTGACATCTCTACTGTAATATCAAACGCCTTAGATCTTGACGGATCGTTTGATTTACTGAATAGTGTAACACCTTGAGTAAACGTGTTATTGTCACCGAATCGCATTGGAAGCTCATATGTTGTACTTGTATTAGCAGGAGGAACAAAAGTACCTTTAAGCTGTGTTCTTGTAATGCTATCATTTGCTTTCATAACAATTGGTTGGATATAACTTAAGTTAATATCATCAACTGTAGCAATTGTTGCTTCAACGCCGGATGCAAGACCTAAGATAGTTCCTGCTGCAAACCCACGACTTGTTCTTGCAGAGCTTCCTTTAAGATGAAGTTCTGCTCTGTCGAGTTTATCGTAGTAAGAAACTCTACCTACAACTACGGGCTCACCTGAAGCAACGGTAAAGTGAGCTGCTTTGTCTACAGTCATTTCAGTATTGCTGTTAACGCTTACAACTCTGAATACGTCTTTTGCAACGTTTCCAGAATCTTCCATTAGAACATAGTCATCGGAGGCATATGTATCACCGAGAACACCGGAATCTGCAGTTACAGTAGTACCACTAATAGCCATTCCGCTTACTGTGGCGCCCTGTTTTGGCTTGATCTGATAGACATACTCATCTTGTACAAACTTACCATCCCAATCTGACAATGTAAAGAATTCATGATCGTCATTTGTCATAGTTACAGAACCTATTGAAGCATTAAAGTCATGCCTATGCAACTTGAACTTCATGTCTTCATCTTGGTAAGCGCTCCAAGCTCTGTTGTTTGTAGATGTAAATAGAACACCGTCACCCCAGTCTTGTACAACAGCCTGCCCGTTTGTAGAACCAGATGTAAGATCGTTACCACCAACTTTAGATGTAAAGTGTAGATAGTTTGGATCGTTAGCATCAGGCATTAGAACAACACAGTATTCTTTCTCGATGTCCATTCTTACTGGAGCTGGGAAGGTTACTGTTGTAACCAGATCTGAAGTATCAGAAACATTTACTGCTGAGGCTAACAAATGTACTTTACCGAAAGGCAAGATCGTATTTGTTGGATAACCATTTTCCACTTCACGAAGCATAACAGTAATACCATTTGTTTCTGACTTTCTCTTAAAGTGAAGATCAATCTTTGAAATGAATACACTGTTAGATCCTGCGCCCATACCTTTTTTGATAAAGAATGTCTGAGCAAGTGGATCACCGCTGCCTCCGAATGGATTAGCGGGTGGATCCGGGCGAGGTCTTCTTCTACGTGGTAGGTTACGAGTTGTAGTTGTTTCATTATCGAAGAACTCCGCAGTTCTTGTAGATGCTGTCATAGACTGAGCATCTATAGAAATATTATATGAATTGTACGCAATAGTAGCTCTAGATGTTGAGCCTGAAGCAATACTACTGTACTGATCAACATCAACAATATAAAGTACTCTTTCACCTACGAAGAAGGTTCCTTCAGGAATACTAAATACAGCTCTTAATACACCGTTAGCATCTGTAAGTACATCGGCACCTTTATTACCGAATGATTGAATGTCTCTTGAAGCATTTACTGCAGTACCGGGTGCAACGTCTTGATTAACATCAATACCATCAAAGAAGAAATAGTGTTTAGTGTTCGGTCTTAAACCTGATACATAAACATTTACGTCTCTTGCTCTGATAAACGGCATGAATTGCACGTTAGAAACAAAGTCACCAACTTTTTGATCAATAGGAGCGTTCTCTTGATTATTTAAAGTAGAAACAGAACCTTGTTGAATAGGTGTTGGGAACCAGTCATTCGGGTTGCCGATCTGAGTACTTCCAATAATGTCAGCCCACTGAGTATCAGTAAGAGGAATATATCTTTGCAAGCCTTCGACAAAACTTGTAAATGGTGTTGCTAGATCGATATTCAAACGTGTTGGGTTTGTTACAGTATCATGAATCATATCATGTGATGGGAACAGATCTGCTGTACCGTTAAACGACCAGAAGTTACTTACGCAGTTTCTAAAGTCTGTTGCATAAGGCTGATTAAGTAATTCAACGTGTGAATTTCTTTCGAGTGTACTAACATCAGCATCTGCTGTATTCGGGAAGATAGTAGAATTAACGCTTGTTTTATACTTTAGATCCATTGGGAAAGTTTTTACTGCAGGAGTAAGAATTTTTCTATTAAAATGAATCGCTGCTTTATAGTCCGTATCTTCTAGATTAGCAAGAGAACTGTCATTCATCGGATCTACGAGATAACCATTCTTAAATCTTGTTAATCCATTTTCATCTAGAACTGTCATGTTCTCAACAGAAGCTTCAAGCTGACTCAAGCTGATATAGTATTCAAGCCCTTCAAGCCTTTTCTCTATCTTTTCGATATCCCTCATTCTATAACGAGGAGTACCTTTCGATTTAGCTTCTACAGCATACTCGAATTTTCTTTGCTCTGCAGCTTCAACAGGACTTAGAGCTGGATATCCAGGAATCGTAACCTGAGAAATTACCATCTCATCAGCTCCTACCTGAGGAGGAACTGGAGTAGCAGATTCTACACCTTTTACGATCTTAAGACTACCAAATGAATCTAGAATAACGCTATCAACACGAGCGAGATATGTTTCAATGTCACCTGTAGCAACTGCATTCAAGCAAGGCTGTAGGTAATCTGTTCTTGAGAACTGAGGAGCTTGTTGGCCAACAGTCTGAGTGATTGTTCCGGCAGATGCAGGAGTTGCATGGCTATACTGAACAACAGCGTTTTTATCTGCATGAGGTCTAAAATCAACACACTCGCGCATGTTATAAATCTTTTTATTGCCAGACGAGTATGTTGGAACCTGCCATGAACGGCATTTATCAGAAGGCAATACGGCAGTATCGTCGTCGATAGGATAACTATCGATTGTGAAGAAATATTTGCCGCTACCCGGATTTGCCTCGAAACATTTTAGACGAACTGTAATTGTGCCAGCATTTGGCTTAGGTCTGCCTGGAATATATTCCATATATGAGATATCGTAGAAAGTATCTTTCTGATTGATTCTCAGTCTGAAGCTTTCACTGTAGTCTGTTCCAGTGCTGTCAAGTACTTCTAGAATCTCGTATACATCTGGGAATCCAAGACTATACGTGTTTACTACAGCAGAATAAGTATTCTTTACATAAACCCTGCGCACGAGTTTACCAAATGGTCTTGGGTTTGCAGTATATCTCGTGTTCACGTATAGAGTACCAGCGGGATCTGAGTTATCTGCTGGGTCAAGATTAACGGTAATCTCATTTAGGTTGACAGATCTTGAAAAGCTTAATATATTAATCTTATCATTGCCAGCATCTATAAATGTTAGGTCTGCCTGATCTGGTGAGAAGTCGTCAGCTTGAATGTCGGAATCAGAAAGAGTAAATGAGTCTCCTGTAATACCCGCTACCGCTACATATTCTCTTGTAGGAATAGTCATATCAGTAATTGAATTAAGACTAAACTGGCCCGTGTCAAAAATAAACGGAGAATTTTTAACGTCTTGAAGTATTGAGTTGTTTGCGATAAAGATTGTACCTGAATCACCGTTAATTCTTTCCACATCTTTAAATGTGAAGTTAGAATTAGTCATCTTAATATTGCTTAAATATAAACGATTTTCTGAAATATTTCTTGCAATTGCAGAACCAATGGGAGTACCAAGAGAGTTTTGTAGTTGCATCGTATTCATGCCGAGATCTACTGTACCACTTAGATCTGTAATATTTACATATCCACCATAATTGATTGAGATACTTTGATTCTCATGAACAACAGTATTTGCAATCTGATCAATAGTAAGCTCTTGGTCGCCTCTATGATCAATTCTAAATCCTTTTACGTAAGCAGAACCTTTTCCTATGATAGCTTTTAGATCACCGCCGCGTTTATCTACAACAACATCCATTCTCTCTACAATGTAGTTACCTGACTCTTCATATGTTCTACGAGCTAGTTCATCTCCCAAAGCATTGAATTGAGAAACGTCACGGATAGTAACAGCATTACCGTTCTTATATCGAACCAATGTAAAGAATGTTGCGTCTAGATCAGCAGATGAAGTTGTTTTAGTAACAAGCTTTGGAACAAGTTTAAGTCTATCTGCACCAGGAGCATTCTCGTTTGTAGATCCAGAAGCGTTATCATAAAGAGCGTTGTCTTGTTCTGGACGAATAACACTTTCTTGAACTTCAAAACCAACTGAAACACCGTTTGGATTATTATCATATTTTGAAATAATAAGAGTTTGCTCGACGGCAAAGAGGAAGTAACCTTTTTGGAAGATAACACCAGAAGCTGATTGCAAACCAAAAGCATCACCAACAGGTGTAGGTTTATTCGTAACACTTAAACCAGCTACGTTTGTTAGAACTGTTGTATCAACAAGAACAGAACCATTATATCTTTTCTTTGTAAGTGTTAAAACTTCACCAGCAATAAATGTTTTAATAGGCGTGTTTGTTGCGGTATCTACAGCGTTGTTATACGAGATAAAGAATGTATTTAGATTAGGAGGTCTTGTTTCAAAGCCTCTTTCCGACCAAATAATGTTCGCCACAAGGCCGTTAGTTTGGCCTTCAAGTTCATACACAACGTCAACTGTAGGGTCACCAGCGAGGTCATCAGCCACCTCCTGTGTTGGTCTATAAGTTTGGATATCAAAATTATCTGGGTTGTTTATTTTTACGAACTTTAGATCATTTAGTTCTGTAAAGTTACAACCTTTAATAATGCTACCTTCTTTGTAAACATTATCGCCAAACTGCTCCACCTGATTTTGAAGGATTGTTTGAAGCTGCGTCAACTCACGAGCCTGAACTGCGTAAGCAGGTTTAAACAAGATCTTATAAAATTGTTTTTCTAAATCAAAATCATCAAAATATGGTGATATATTTAGATCTGTATTAATAGGCATCTACTGGTTTCCTTAAAATTCTAGAACTAGTTTGTATTCTTCTCTGGAGGCTGCTGTTCTTTCGAACGCAATAAAGTCTTCCATAAAATATACTAAACCTGATCTTTGAGTATATGAAGATTCTATAACATTATTTGCCTCTGGTGTATTTATGGCGATTTTCTGTCCGGTCGGAATAACAAATTTCTTGGTGTAATCTAGTGAAATATCGTTATTTACAGAGTTAACATAAGGTCCCATATATTCTGACAAGAAAATAGTATTTGAAGCTTCATTTACTTCATGGACCTTTGCAGTAAATACAATGTCGTTATTCAAGTTTGTCTGAGTTATAATATCATTTTGATTAACGAGATTATAACCATCGGTTGTTATTGCGATTCTATTATCGAAAATTTCCGGTGTACTATTTGCTGCAAGTACATCGTTATTTGCATTTCTAAACTCTGGATTTTTTACAATACCAATATATGAGAAAGTATTTGTTGCGCCGATTTGATTGTTATCTGTTTCTGTAACATAAGCATAAAGCAAAATATGTTTGCAGTGCATCTCATCAATCAAATCAAAACCGTGTCCTCCAATTGGAGAAAGAACTGGTCTAAGAAAACAACGAACGTCTGTAGATCCAGCTGCACCAGGATCAAACTCAAAAAGAGGATCCTTGATCTCTGCTGCAAGTTGGTGATATCCACTACC